CCGATCAGTGACACCAGCAGAGAGTTGCAGGCGATATCGGGCGGAAGACTGGGAGATGCCATACTGGCATTCCAGAGAGATCTAGATCCTGTGGCTTTCCAGAACGCAATGAAAACCATATCTGCCGACGTGATGCAGAACTCCGAGGCATTTGGTGAGGCCGCACTAGCAGGTGGAGGATTCGGAGAGGCGTTGAACGCTCTTGTTACACAGATTGGTACTGCGATTGACCCTGAGACGTTACAACAAGAAATTCAGGCCAGAGGAGACAACATCAAGAATTTGAGAAATCTCACAAGCGAAGTGGACAGACTTAAGGCCGCTGTTGAATCAACAAGATTTGAATTCCTAGAACCATTCCTTTACAACGGAAAACTAACAACCGAGGTAACAAAAAGCATCAACGAGAAAATGAAAAAATTAGCAGAAGACGGATTACCTGCATTTGAACAGGGCGTGTATTCTGTCCTGGGTGCCCTGGGTGTTGATGTACCGGGCAAGACACCAGACACAGGTGGCAAAAAAGGCACACCACCAGATTCGGACAAAGGATTCTGGCAGGGATTCAAGGATTGGTTCAAGGGTTTAGGAGGCACAGCAGGCGACATGGCGGCGGAAACATATTTGCCGGATAATTATTTTGACGCTACTCCAACGCTACCGAACAACACCAGCATTGTGTCCCCTGTCAATGCAGAAAATACACAGAGAATTGTCACAGCCGACGGCAACGGCATCATGCCAAATAACAGCGTGAATAATAATATGCAAGAAGTAGTGGCAGAATTGCAAAAGGCCAATAAACACTTAAATACATTGGAAATAGCAAGTGTTAATACGGAAAAAAACACAAAAGATACGAAAATAGCACTTGCAAATAACGAAGGAACTGTTGTATAATAAAACATGGCTTGGAAAAAATACTTCAAAGACGCTAACCTCTCTCCGATATCAGGTGAGAAAGTGCCCAACTTCGCAAAGAGGAATTACAGTTCTTATTTGCCAGATGTTTATACGGGACATCCTAACAGGATCCAGAGATACTTCCAGTATGACCAGATGGATTCGGATTCGGAGATCAACGCGGCACTTGACATCCTTGCAGAATTTTCAACACAGAAGAATCAAGAGAACGAGACACCATTTGACATCGTGTTCAAGGACGAGACCACAGAGCATGAAGTAAAATTATTGAAGAAAGCGTTACAACAATGGACCAAGTCTAACAAGTTCAACAAGAGAATTTTCAGGATATTCAGGAATGCTTTGAAATACGGAGACTGTTTCTTTGTGAGAGATCCGGAAACACTGAAATGGTTGTACATCGACAACGCAAAAGTCGACAGGATCGTTGTAAATGAGTCTGAAGGCAAGAAGCCAGAGCAATACGTAATCAGAGACATCAATCCAAACCTACAGAGATTGAGTGCGACACAGATCACACCCAACCAAACTTACGGTGGCGGTGGAACAACAGGTGGTGGCACGGCGGCTTATGGTGCCAGTTACGCCAACGCAGGTGCGACAAACAACATGACAGGATTCGCTGGCGGTAACGCAGGTGGAAGATTCTACAAAACAATGAATGCATACAACATAAATGCAGAACATGTTGTACATATGAGTATGTCAGATGGATTAGACAACCTGTTCCCATTTGGACAGTCAGTGTTGGAACAAGTATTCAAAGTTTACAAACAGAAAGAATTATTAGAAGACGCAATCATCATTTACAGGGTACAGAGAGCACCTGAGAGAAGAGTGTTCTACATTGATGTGGGTAACATGCCAACACACTTGGCGATGCAGTTCGTTGAGAGAGTCAAAAATGAGATCAACCAGAGAAGGATTCCAAGCACATCGGGTGGTAGCAACTTCATTGATGCCACATACAATCCAATGTCAATCAACGAAGATTACTTCTTCCCACAGACAGCAGAAGGTAGAGGATCCAAAGTTGATACGCTACCTGGTGGTACAAACCTAGGCGAGATAGATGATCTAAGATATTTCACAAACAAACTGTTCAGAGGTTTGAGAATTCCAAGTTCTTACCTACCGACTGGAGCAGAAGACGGACAACAACAGTACAATGATGGCAGGGTCGGAACTGCATACATCCAAGAATTAAGATTCAACAAATACTGTGCGAGATTACAGTCAATGTTGGCAGGAGTTTTTGACGAAGAGTTCAAACTATGGATCAAATCAAAAGGATATAACATTGACAACTCGATGTTTGAACTTAAATTGAATCCACCACAGAACTTTGCACAGTACAGACAGACCGAAATGGACCAAGCAAGGGTGAACACATTCACAGCAGTTGCAGAATTACCTTACATGAGTAAGAGATTTGCGTTGAAGAGATATCTAGGACTTACTGAAGAAGAGATGGCGAGAAATGCTGACCTTTGGGCGGAAGAAAACAACGTGCCACAGAAAAAACAAACGAAATCAAATCAAATGAGAGCGGCGGGGGTTACACAGTCGGGTATATCAAGTGACCTCGACCAGTTTGAAGACCCGACGGCGGATGCTGATGCTCCAGAACCAGGAACACCACAGCCAGGACAACCGGGACAGACACCAGGAGGACAAGGCGGGGGTGGCACTACACCAGGCGGAACAGGTGGCGGAGGCCAGGTATAACGGTTAAATACACAAAATGAAACTATTTGAATTCTTCACATACGGCGCAGATGGCTTTGAACAGGACAAAACCTACGAGCCTGAGAACGACATTTCAATTTTAGATTCAGAAGACACAAGAAAAACAAGATTATCCCTAAAAGATATCAACTCTATGAGGTTGGCATCAGAGGCTCACGATGCTCAACAGAAGGAAGAAGCAGTTTTCGTCCAAAAGATGTACGGACAAACTGCACAAGACGATAACTTAGAGTTATAATGTCCAAAATAGCATTTGTATTAGGCAACGGTGAATCACGTAGAGGGATTTCTATAGCCGATCTGAAGGAAAAAGGCACTGTGTTTGCGTGTAATGGAGTGTATAGAACAGACACACCCGATTATCTTATTGCAGTAGATCCAAAAATGATGTTTGAGATAGCAGAAGGTGACTACATGTTACATAATAAAGTGTGGAGCAATTTCAATCAGCAGTATCAGAAGCACTCAAAAATAATGAATCACGCACAATGGTTCAAGCCAAGCCTGGGTTGGTCTAGCGGTCCAACTGCTTTGAGAATGGCCTGTGAGCACGGATTCAAGGATATCTACATCCTGGGTTTCGATTATCAGGGACATAAAAACGACAAAGGCAACTTAAACAAGTTTAACAACATTTTCAAAGACACTAGAAACTACAAAAGAGCCAAAGATGAAGCAACATTCTACGGAAATTGGATGAACCAAACCAAACGTTGCCTCCAAGATTTCAAAGACGTGCAATTCCACCGTGTGATACCTAAAGGTTGGTTTCAACCCAAAGATCTTGAATGGTCAGGCAAGATAGATCACCCAACTACCGAAGAATTCCTAGCAAAATTCGATTTACAGATCAAAAACTAATAAAAAACCCATTTTCACACCAATTATACCGCCGTTTTGGCAGTTATTTCTTAAATAATAACACTTATAAGTACAAATCGACTATAATACAAAGGAGCACGTGTAAAATGTCAAATAATAAATTTGAATCGTTATTAGAGTTACTAATAAACGAAGAAAACGATAAAGCAGAGGCTTTATTCCACGAAATCGTAGTTGAAAAATCAAGAGACATCTACGAAAACCTAGCAGACGAAGAAGTTACTGCTGAGGCTAAAGAAGAAACAAAAGAAGACGCTAAAGAAGAAGTTAAAGAAACTGAAGCATCTGAAGAGGCTAAAGTAGAAGAGACTGCTGAAGAGAAAGTAGAAGAAACTACAGAAGAAGCAAAAGATGACAAAGTTGAGGAAACTTCTGAGGAGTCTAAAGACGAACAAGTTGATGAAGTTGTTGAGTTAGAAGACGAAGCAAAAGAATCAGAAACAACTGAAGAAGAATCAATCGAA